ACCTGCTAGTGCAATCTCTAAATGAGATTCTACATTATTTACCTGAATCAGATTGTAAGGTGGATAATTCTTTGTAGTTTCGTGAAGATTAAACAGACGATCGAAGTATTCGTCCATACCAATGCTGTTTCTCGTAATCCTATCCATCAGGGCAGGAAGATCCGCAGCAGTATACCTTGTGAGGTTGTTCATTATGGTAGCTCCTTATAAAAGCGAGTTTGTGTTGTGTGGACCCTTACGGCATCCATAAGTATATATTAACACAGAGAATAAAAAAGGGGGTGTGGGACCCCGTATCATTCTATTCGGTTTTACTCATCAAAGAATGGCATTAATGTTCCACCACCCATCATATTTTTACTATAAAAAACAGGTTTTTTGCAATGAGGACAAATCAACTCCTCTTTCTCTTGGTAAAGCAACTCTTCAAGTGTAGAAGAATATTTAAACTCATTATAATCAGAAATAAAATTGGTTGTTTCCAAATCTGGTTTTAACTTAGTCCAATTATGTAACCACAAATATCCTTCTTTAGTAGAGTTGCAATATTTTTCTCTAAAGATTTTAATTGCATCATACCAAACATCTTGTTTTGTTTTTCTTTGAGCATCTTGGGGAAACCAAATATCCAATTTATTGGCAACTTTAATTGCTTTTACAGTAGTTTCGATGTCATCGGTTTGCTTTTCTGTTAGAAAATTTCTCAAGTCATTTAAATAATCGCTGGAAATATTTCCATATCCCCAATTACATCGGACACCTCTTCCAAAAATTTGGTTTGGAATATGATCTCTAGACCAAAGAGCATCTCTAATAACACCAATAAATATTGCTCCAATATTATAAACATTAATACCAGAACCACCCCTGTTAACAACAATCAAATGTCGAAGAGAATCTTCGTCACTATTCAAACGAAGTCGTATTTCTTCCCACTCTAATTTTGATTCAACGACTTCACCATTGAGATTCCAAATTCTATTTCCTCCACTTCCAGATTCCTGCAAAGTAGCAATCATAGGAGACTTGGGATCAAATCCTTTCTTTTTAAGATGTTCTCCAACGATATGAACCATACCAAAATCATGCTCAATTGGTTCTCTTTTGCCAGACCCACCAAAAGGTCCTCTATGAATAGGACATCCCCAAACTCCACCACCTTGTCCACATTTAATGAGAGAAGTAAGTTTTGATTTTATATTTGAGTCCGATTCTTTCAGATCTTCAAGTTTATTCTCTCTCTCAATAAGACTATCAATCATATCCCCAACATAAGAATAAACCGACTGTTGTGTATCTTTCCGAGTAAGATCATATGGAATAGTTCTATCAACCCATGCTTGGTTGGGTATCAAAAGTTCCAATTCCGCAAGATCGTTACATTTGTGGAATAAATCTGAAAATTTTATATTTGTTCTTACATTAACATCAATAATATATTCATCATACTCTTGTTGATGAAGAGTTGGGGTAGCAGTAAATGCAAGAACTCTTCCGTTAATTTTCATCCATTCCCTAAATCTTAGGGCAACTTTTGCATCAAATCCAGATCTATATCCAGTTCCAAATCCATAGGGAACTGAACCTGCATCACCTACTGCTAAGAATTCATGAACTTCTTCAATCCATAAAACAGAATACGGAGCATACTTTAAAAAAGATTTAAAATGAATTGAAAATCTTGCATGAGTTATTGAAAAAATGTAAATATTATCGTTATCATAACAGTCCGCTAAAAAATCATCCATCTGCGATGAATCTTTAAACTTCGATATATCCCTATATCGATATTTCTTACCATCTACAATTTTCTCTTTTTCAAAGATACCATCGTTACAAGTTTCATTTTTTGGTGCTACGCGAATATTAAATTTTTGTTTAAAAAAATTTTTATACAACTCTGACGGCAATTCTTTGCCTTGAAAATATGACTTACCAATGCCCATTTGCTTAACGAGCACTTTAATTTTTTGTTCTGTGAAGAGTTTTTCGTCGTTAATTACTCTAATAACATCGTTACGAAATTCTTCATACACTTCTGGTGTAATCATTTTATACCTCTGGTTTTAATTTCCACTTAAGAAGCAGTTAAGTTCTTTTCATGGAGAACAAATTTATTTAGAAAATATAGCACATAAAAAGGGGGGCGTCAAGCCCCCAATTTCATTCGGTTTCTTCTACACGCTTCTTCTTGGAACCAATGTTGTATTTGGTTTCCAGGATCCAATCTCCCTTGTCCTTATAGGCAAGGACTTTGATTTGGTTGAGTGGAGCAATATCTTGGATCTTAGTAACATCCACGATACCAATCAAACCCCAGTCAGCAAGCAACTGAGCGATGCGATTGCGGCGTTGGACATCGTTCACCGTCAGGTTTGCGTGTTTACCATCAAGGGCAAACAGTTCCTTAAAATGAACGAGATAGTATCTACCTTGCTTGTGTAGGATATGGCAAGACTGATAGATTTTCTTTTCTTTTCTTGAAGCGACTCCGATACGGGTCAGAGTTTCACGCACTTTCAAAAAGTCATCGGGTTCATTAAGAACCACTTCAACCATTTGTTCAGGCGACCACTTCACTTCGGGTTCTTGAACCACACTCATTTTGTTCCTCCAGTTTCAAATTTCGATTTAATAAAATTAAGTTGTTCTTCTGTAAGAATCCTCAAAGCTTGTTTTGCCTTTTCATTACTATAACCATAATAACGTTTGACATAATCAAGATCTTTGATTGTATCTTTTCGGAGCCAGGGAGAAAATCTCTTCTTTTTCCTCAGACTATTTAGAAGAAAATCATATTGTAGTTTTTTAGGGAGGAAATGATAATGGTTCATTTCATTAGCAAACAGCACTGCGTCCAGGTGTCCAGAGAAGCAGCGGTTCACAATATAAGGAGGATATTCCTTCTCAAGTGAAGGGTCTTCGTCAATCAGGTTCTTTTTCGTCTGATTGATCGAGTTTAACCAGTCCTTCAATTCCATTGAAACTCCCTCATATAATGCTCAATGCTCATGCCAAATTTCTTTGCCTGAAGTTGATAATACTTTGTACAGATATCAACTTCTTCTTGGGTCCACCCTTTAGGATGTCTCCATACGGCAAGGTCTATAGTCTTTTTACCAACTTTTTGCTTACTGAACTGAATCAACTTTGGTCCCATAATTATAATTAAATAACAACAATTCTTTGCGATGCTTTTGCTCTCGCATATATTCACCAACAGACCTCATCGTATAAGTAAGGTCAAACTCAGAAGCTTTCCATTTAGAATGTGTAAACCTATCCCGAACAAGTTGAGCAGAATTATAACTAATCAACTGATCAAGACTACAAGCAGAGCAGTCAGCAGCAAACCTATCGTGATCAAATCCTTTGTGCATTGACCCTTTACGCCCATAGAGGTTATCCTTAATGTCATAAGGAGGATCAAGATATACAAAAGCATTACCTTCAGCACCAAGTAGGTAATCATAGGAGTAATTAGTTATACGCCAATTCTTAATTATTTCAGAATAACCTGGCAGTTTGTCAATTCCCCTGATTGAGAAGTTATTGTCGCTTGCTTGGGCGGAGAAGGAGGAGGACTCAGTAAGACCTGAGAAAGAACACTTATTAACCACATAGAAGGAAACAGCACGCTGGAAATTTTCACTGTCTTCCAGAGGTCGAGCAAGATACTTCTTGGCGTCAAGGAATAGGTTTTTGGCGCTGGTTGGTTCGACATGACGATATTTTAGTTGCAGTAGTTCATCTCTCATCTCACGACCAAACATCTGGAGTTGCTGCCAGAAGTTGACCAGAGGTTCATAAAGATCATTAACCCAAATTTTTAGATTAGGATATTTCTTTGTGATATGAATAGCAACGCTACCACCACCAAGAAAAGGTTCGCGGAACTCATCATACTCTCTCAAGTCGGGGAAGTATTGATCCATCTTGATGCAAGCACGGGACTTACCGCCAGGGTAGCGTAAAGGAGTTTTATAACTTTTCAGACTGCTCATAATCTTTAGGGTGATACTTCAAGTATTCAAGGAAGGTCATTTTCATTTCCTTCTTCGTCATGCCACAATGTTTTGCAGCAGCAGGTAGAGTCATTTTAGCACGAAACAATGCTTCATTTGCTTCCGCCACATTCTCTGGAGTAGTTTTCACTCTTGGCTCTACAAGTTTAGTTTTATCGATATTCAGTAGTCCCATCAAGCACCTCTACAAAACTATTAGTAAGTCTATTTACACTTTCAGCCATAACACGATATCCAGCACCAACATAAAGTTGACCGAATACGACAGCAACCGTGCA